CCTTAAAATTTTCAAACAGGCCAATGAAATTGACAAAGATAACAAAGACAGGAATGTGACTTCCAATGAAATTTGAGGATCGAAAACCAGAAACTCTTGAAGAAATAGTCGCCATGTATGGCAAGGCTCTGGCAGTGATTGATGACGAAACTGGAGAATTGAAAGTCATGACCGCAGGAAGCGGTGCACATAGTGTTGATTTGGAAGGCAAACCCAAAAAAGGAACCCCAAAACCCAAAGGTGATGGATTCTTGCCAGACGACGAAGACGATGACGATGACGAAGAGGGTGGCAACTATACCGAGAAGGAACTCAAACTTAACGAATACCTCGAACAATTGGACGATGGCGATTTTGACAATTTGTATCCAGAGGAATCAGACGAAGAGCGAGCAGAAGAACTTAAAGTCCTGTTTGATGTTGGTTTTGCCTTTGCCAGAAGAGCGCTGACGGGCGGACGCAAGAAAAAGCGCAAGAAAAAATACAAGGACATTTCTGACGATACAGAAATCAAAGCACAAGGGACATGCTGGGACGGATACGTCCAGGTGGGAATGAAGAAAGGGAAAAGGGGGAGAATGGTTCCCAACTGCGTTCCCGTAGGTAGTAAATCTGCAATTGACGGTTGTTGTCCTGAAGACTCAGAAGTAGAAACAAAAGCCGCTAAAAAGAAATTGCGTGACCCAGAAGGTGGTTTGACCGCTGCTGGAAGAGCACATTTTAAAAAGAAGGAGGGTGCAAATCTAAAGCCTGGAGTTAAGGGCGCTGCCGATACTCCTGACAAGATGCGCCGCAAGGGTTCTTTCTTAACAAGATTCTTCACTAATCCATCAGGGCCAATGAAAGACGAAAAAGGTCGTCCAACAAGGCTCGCGCTTTCTGCTTCTGCTTGGGGCGAAGCGGTTCCGCAAAACGCAGAAGATGCTGCTGCATTGGCCTCCAAGGGACGAAAAATGCTTGAGCGTTATGAAAACTCCAAAAAGAAAGACGCTTGGAGTGATATGGATACAAAAACTCTAGGTCCGACCATCGGCGCAACTGGCAATACTTCAGATGAAGAAATGGTCGACAGGGATGGTGACGGAGTTGTTTTTGATGGCACCCCAGACGAAAAACCAACACCAAATCGCAAAAAATACGAGAAGATGCCCAACTCGTATCTTGAGAAGCGAAGAAGAAAAAAAGTTCAACGCGACCTCACAACAGAAGGGGTTAAACCAACGCAAGGCCCTGGCAGAACTGAAAAAGAAAAGAATGCGAGGGCACGCGCGAGAGATACCTTCAGTCAAGATGAAGATAGAAAACGTTTTGTCCGTAATCAATTGAAGAAGCAAGGAATTGCCGCAAACGCCAAGAAGGAAGACCGCGACGACAACGAGCGTGCTGCTCGCAAAGCGGGAAGAGCCGAATACGACAGAAGAGTACGTGACGGTGAGCCCAAGAAGGCAAAACCAACTCCCCCGAAAAGAGAACTTCCAGAAGGCTACGTCCCAGGCAAGCCACCTGATAGATACCCTGAGCCAAAGAAGGACACCTCAATTCAGGACGCAGAAGATGCGCGCAACAGGCGCAAGGCTGGAGCGATAGCAAGAAACGAGACCGAGCGTTTTGAACGTTTACGTCCAAAAGACACTTCCAACCAACGCGCCGAAGACGCCCGCAATAGAGCGAAGCGCCCTGCAATGCGCCCTGCTGATAGGTACGAAAAGCCTCGACCAAGTAAGCCAAAACGACCCAGTGGATACTCACAGGGCGACGTTGTTTAGTTGTGCAGCGTTTTTGGTATGGGGCAACAGTCCTTAAGGTTATTGACGGAGACACTCTTGACCTGCGGGTTGATTTGGGATTCAAAATTCATCACGAAATTCGTGTGCGCCTTTACGGTGTGAATACTCCAGAGTCACGTACGAAAGAACTTGCGGAAAAAGCGCTAGGACTAAAAGCAAAACAGTTCACACAGGACTGGCTAACCAATCACAAATGGGTCTACGTCAACACTATTCCTGATAAGAACGATAAGTATGGAAGAATTTTAGCAAACATCTATTCGTCCGAAGATATTTTCAACCCGATTACAGCATGTCTCAATAAAGATATTATCCAATCTGGTTATGCGCGCGAATATTTTGGGGTGGGTGACAAAACGTGGACGGAATTCAAGAACGCATAGAGAATCGGCCAGTCCTATCATTCCTGCTCGAATCAAAAGGCAAGGAACTGGATAATGCTTTTAGCGAAGGAATAAATGGAGTTGGCCTCAAGGACGCAAGGGCATCCTGGAAGGCTTTCAGAATAGAAAATGGATTTAAATCTTACGCCGATTTGCTAACGCTTCCGTCAGTTCAACACAAACTGAAGAAATCGAAGATATATACGGTCGGTCTCACTATCCAGCACGCAAACGTATCTGGATTGGAGACTTGCGCATGGCGCGGGCACTGCACGAGCGTTTGTGTACTTGACAACGGGAATGGCAGATACAGCAGTGTCCAAAAGGCCAGAAATGTAAAGACTCAATTTTTGGCCAAACATCCAACTGACTTTCTAAAAATACTTGGTTCAGAAATCAAAAAGCATTCAGATGAAAACGAACAGGTTTTAGTGAGACTTAATGTAAACAGTGATTTGCGGTGGTATCAAATTCTCCCAACACTTACTAATGGATACCCACACATGAGAAACGTATACATTTACGATTACACCAAAAATCCAGTGGTTCTCATGGGTGACGGAATGGTGGGCAGCAAATACAGGGCGGTTTACAGCGTCCATGAAAAATCTGACCTCGCGCGCGTACGCTCGTTCCTCGCGCGCGGGGGAACGGCCGCCATCGTTACAAACAGGAAAAAGAACGGAGCGGTCATGGAATCGTTCCTTGGACTGAAGGTTGTTGACGGAGACTTGAGCGACGACAGGTATCACGAACGTGGCGTATGGGTGGACCTTGCCGCCAAAGGAAAAGCACGGAATATGCCCGATGTGGGCTTTGTCAAGAATATCTATTAAATAAAAAAACAGGGGTTTCTGGCCCATTTTTATTGACCATCTTCAATGCGTATGGATGTTGTAATAATTAGTTGCAATGCACAAAAGCCCGCACTGTTATTATTTAACGCAACAACGATTCCATAGGAGGAATTAATTATGGCAAGTCAGCCAACCGCATATCCATATCCATCAACCGTAACTGCGCAAATCCCAGGCGTGCTTACTACTTCCTCGGAAGTAAAGTTCGTAATGCCATTCAAGGGTCGCCTCGCTGGTGGCGCTTGCGCAGTAACAACCGCTCCTGTTGGTTCAGTCTTGACGCTTGACATCAAGAAGGGCAACACCGTAATGGGTTCCTTCTCAATTGCAGACGCTGCGACCAGTGACGACGCGATTGCATTGTCCGCAACCGAGGCCTACACGGCATTCGCCGCTGGCCAAGTGGTGACAGTTGACGTATCGGCAGTTGGTTCAGGCACCGCTGGCGCGAACCTCATGGTGACACTGGTTGTAGACCAGTACAACCTTGATGGCGCAGGCACCAACGAGTACTCACTCACAGTCCGTCGTGGTGCACACGACGGTGGCTTGCTTACCGCAGCCAACGTCAACACCTACCAGGAGAATAGCGTCACGACTGCTGGAGCCGCGACTGGCAAGACTGTCTGATTTAATTCAGATACAATTTCCTATTTACCTTAGGACACATGCGCAAGGGTCTGGGCTTCGGCTCAGGCCTTTGTGCTTTATAATGGTGAGGTGAAAAAGGTAATTTTCGCGTCTGTCTTGACCGTCGTTATTGCATCTTGTGGTTATGAGGGCGGATACAGATACGAGTGCCAAAAACCAGAAAACTGGGAAAACGAAGAGTGCAATCCCCCCACTTGCCTAGCAGAAGGTCAATGCACAAAAGATTTGCTTGGGTGGGACCCGACAGAAGAGACAATAGCGCCATGACAGCCAAATACTCAACAGGAATCGATGTCTCCCAATATCAAGGCAACATTAACTGGAAAAAAGTTAGAGACGCAAAAATAGATTTCGTACATATGCGCTCAAACGTGGGGACCAAGCAAGACACCCATATGAAAGATTACTGCTCAAAGGCTGGGTTGCCTTTTGGGCTTTACGTCTACATTAAGCCAGAAGAAGATGTCGTTACGCAAATGCGAATGATGTTAGATAATCATAAGCAAACTGGCGCAAATCTTATTCCACAAATAGACATTGAACATCATGGCGACAAAAAACCCAGGGAACTAAAAACGATTGTCCGTACTTGTATCAAGATGGCGACCGACGAACTCGGTAAACCGCCATCAGTTTATACATACCCTTCTTTCTGGAACTCTCATGTAACGCTGAAAAAGGGCGTTGAGCAGTGTCCGTTATGGGCCGCTCGGTATGTTTATTACTCTGCTGAAGAATTCAAAATCAACCCTGTACCAAAAGATGTTTCACTATGGGCGGATTATGCGTTCAAGCCCCAAAAGAATCCAGCCGCAGTTAAGGGCTGGAAAACATGGGATGTTTGGCAATTTGCCGCCAACCACAACCAGGCTGGCAAAAAGTTTGGGATGGAGTCTGCCCACCTTGACCTGAACATAATGAAAGCAGAATCTATGGAAAGGTTCAAACTATGAAACCACGCTTAACACCATCAGACCTTGACGCAAGGCTCAAATTTGTTATCGGATGCATTCTTGGGTTGGTTCTTTTGGCGACCACTATGGGTGTCCTGTATGCACTCATATTTATATCACAGCCGATTGGCGCTCAAGCAGAAAATGACAAGATGTTCTTTACCGTGCTGTCCTCAGTTGCAACGTTCATTACTGGAACTTTGGCTGGCTTGATGATTTCATCAAATAAAAAAGATGAAAAGAATGGTGAATCAGATGAATGATAATACTTGGGGCAACTATAAGGGGGAAATCAAGGGCGTTCGCATAGAGGGAGTCGTACCCGAAGACCCGACATCCATCGAGCCGCCCTACTATCACCCCGCCGAAAAAGAATTTGTGAACGCAATGCACGAGATTGTTCGCAAATACGGCAAACTGGAAGACTACGACGATAAGGGAATATGGGTTGGCTACGAATCACGAGCCAAGAATGAAAACTATTCAAAAGGTATTCGCTGTGAAAACTGCGCTCATTATGAGTCCGAAAAAGTATGCATGATAGTAAAAACTGCGATTGAACCAGGGGGCTACTGCCGATTTGCTGCTATCCCTTCAGAAAAAGTAACCGTCAAAAAGAAAGACAAGAATGACTAACAACACATGGGGTACGTACAACGGAGAAGTTCTTGGTTTCCGTTTTGAGACGAAGGCAGACAAGAAATGCCCGCCCGCAACACAGGACATAGCCGTCAATCTCCGAAATCGCGGTAAGGCAATCAAGTCCGCCATGTACGGTCCACTAAATCCATCAGAACCAAATGAGGATTACTGGAAGAAACTCGGTAAAGAATGGGACGTTGATTCCGCTACCGCAAAGAAACAACGATGTGGTAATTGCGTAATGTTTATTGTTACGCCAGAGATGAAGGCCTGTATAAGTTCGGCAGTTACTGGTGGAGACCGTCAGGACGAATGGGCATCCATAGATGCCGCGGGTCAACTTGGATACTGCGAAGCGTTTGATTTCAAGTGTGCATCTAAGAGGACCTGTCGCGCCTGGGTAACTGGCGGACCAATAACTAGCGTCAAACAAGACAAAACTCACAGCCATAAAAAAGACTGATGTCGTGAACGGTCTTCCAAAACCCCAAGAGCGTGAATTACTCACACCCGAGGAACACAAATTCCTTGTTGACATGATTGAGCATCACAATATGGCTCTGGTTATGTCCAGGGAGATTCTTTCATCTACCAAAAATCTGGAAATCATGTTTCGCGCCCATGAAATTATTCTTACTCAAATAAATGAAATAGCCGCTATGCAGCAGCAGATTAAGTTAAGCGAAATTCAACATTCGTGAAAGTCTGGATTGACCAAGACTTATGCACTGGAGATGGCCTGTGCGCGGAAATAGCACCAAACGTTTTCATGATGCATACGGACGGGCTTGCGTATGTGAAGAATGCGGAATGGCCCAACTTGTTTGGCCCAGATGGAAAAGGCGACGCGCCAAAACTTCAAATGACCCAGACCGCAGATTTCCCTGACAATTTATTAGATGATGTCATTCAGTCGGCAGAGGACTGCCCTGGGGAATGTATTTTCATCGAGCCATAACGGAAATACTAGCGCCCCCGCCAGGGTTCGAACCTGGAACCTACAGATTAGAAGTCTGTTGCTCTATCCAATTGGGCTACAAGGGCTTTGTCCCACACTACTTAATTGGACAAGCCCCAGTACCGCAGTCGTCCAAAGACAACTCTCCATCGAAAGACCGTTGAACCAAAGGAATAGACATATCTATTTTGTTTACTGCCTTTGCATATTCTTCCTCGGTAATTTCTTCATACGGAGGCAAAGGGAAATTATGGTCTGCGTGTAATAGGAACGACACCGACTTTACGGAAGATTCGTAGTTATTCGACAGCCATTCTTTGATTTCCGACAATTCCTCAAGCCTGTAATAGACAGTCACCGACACGGCGTTGTCCGCCCAGATGGTTTGCATCTTTTTCACCCATTCCAACTGCTGGATTGCGGTCATGGAGGCGGCAAGAACTGCAGTTTCTGGGGACCTGCATGGGAAATCCACCACATATCGGGTGTGGTCTTCGCGTCCATCAATTCCGATATCCCATTGCACTTTGTAACCTCGCTTGCGACAGGCCTCCACAAGCGGGTCAGACGACCCGAAGCGAACACGGCGCGTATAGAAGCGGGCAAAGCCTGGGTGAATGCCTGGAGTGACCCCAGGCAGCAATGAGAGGGTGCCAGAGGGCTGCACCGTGGTGAGTCGAATTGATTTCTGGAGGCCATTTGACCCACTCCATTTTTCGTCGAATTCGACAAGACTTGAATAGGCATCATCAAGCCAAGCAATTTGCTCCTCAGAGCATTGCAGGATTCCAGTTACCGACTGCCCCAAGCGGGCGTTCTTGCGCACTGCATTGGTCGTCTTTTCATACGGATAGGTCATTGTCGTAATGTGCTTTTGCACTTTATACAAGAGTGTAGAAATTTCAATCAACTGTTTTTTGGACTGAATATTGGGTAGAAAAATGGTGGAAAGATTACATGATTCGCCATCAGCAAGACCTATTTCCGCGCATGGATTGAATCCCTCAATTGAATTGTCAACCTTCTGCTCGTTCAACCGACCCCATTTGCGTGTCAATTTGCGATTGACAAGACCGTATGGCTCTCCTGAACCGTCGTATCCCTTCCATATTTCGGCCATGATTTCGTTGTATGAGTCCGCGTAAATGCTGTTATTCGAATTGGCTCGCCATGCTGGCACGGAGCCAGATGACCAGTTTTTTGCCCTAATGAACAACACGTCATCTGGGTCTCCGATTGCTATTTGTGCTGAACGACGAGACGAACCAGAAACAACAATGCGGCCAATGATGTTACAAATATCAAGCACATCAATTGAACGAAGTTTCTTGCCTTCCCTGTTCTCCATTACATTGCAAATGTCCTTTACTCCCTCGATGAGCGCGCCAGGTCCGCTTGCCGTTCCGCCAAATGTTTTCAGTGGAGCGCCGTACTCTCGGACCAAAATAGTCGAGTACGTAAACGATTTGCCAGTATCAAAATACGACTTGAGAACTGCGTGCAAAAGCCGCTTCCATCCGTGACGTGAATCTGGGACAATGATGTCGGCGTCGTTGCTTCGCTCATGTGAAATCTGCACACCGCTTTTGATTTTTGGAAGGTCATGGATTTTGGCCCGTTCCACCGAAAATCCGACACCGCCACCGAGCATGAGGTATTCAAACAGCATTTCGAAGTCTTCGATTTTTTCAATGTTTGTGAAATAGCAATTATTGAGGGATGTGGCGTTGAATTTCTGAACAAGGGGCGTACCCATTTGCCACAGCGAACGACCAGAAAAAGAACAACGCAAATTAAAACAATGGTCGAACAGTTTCTCTGATTCCGACTTGGTTAATTGGACGCCTGCTTCAATGGCGCCGTTGATTACTCGCGCAAGTGTCTCAGTCCAAGTCTCATTGTCCCCGTTGTCTTTTTTTCGGCTATAGGTGCGAAGGAAAACTATTTCGCCAAGGCCACCAAAACCCCAAGGGGGTGTTTTTGAGGTATAGGAATCCACAAATGATTGTTCAAGCACGATATTTCCCCGTCTTTATTGTTGTGAGTTGACCAGAGTACCACAGGGCCAAATACAGAAAGAGTCTAAATTAAACCTAATTTTTGTGCCTGTGTCACTGAGATAAATTTTCCCGCTGGAACAACAAGTACCTTCGTCTTGATGGTTGGCGTAAGTTGGCGTTCCTCGATGACGTCGTGTTCTACAAGAAACTGCTGAGCATCTGGGTTGGGCTGAGACGGCCCAAAACCCGCTATGTGGTCTGGTTTTTCCGATTCGCCTAGGCAGTCTCCAGTTGGGTGCCCACATATTGGACAAGGCGACCTATCGGCTTGAGAAACTCTAATGTTGTCTCCTATTTGATAGGAGTTGGGACGAAGAAAATCGTTTTTATAAAAGACCATATTAAAGTGTATACCTTAATCTCTATTGAAATTAATCTCTATTGAAATTCTTCAATTAAGAAACCGACCTTAGCCATTTTCCCTATTACTTGACCATCTAGGGGAGCATGCATTGAATCTTCGGTCACCTCTCTATCGAATGCGGCGTACAGCATGGCGGGATATGCATACCTTTTTATAGTGTTGATAGCATTTTGAGAGAATTCCATCAACCCACCCCATTTAACACCCTTGCCCAATGAGTACTTATAGGGAATTGAAAACAAATATATATCTGGTTTATTCAAGGTGTCGTTGCCGTCACAATGTATGACGGTGAGGCATTCAGTGACATTGGAGTTCGGTTCAATAAACGCAAGTGACAGTTCTTTGGTTTGAGGAGTTGGGGCAACGTAGCCTTCAGCCACAAAAGTCAATGATTCGATGCCGAGTTCAAACCTTAAAACTCTCATCAATTCGTAGCATCTACCAAATCTGGATTGATGGTCCTCTTTCATGAACCTGGATTCCATTTGGGCACATAAAAGCGGCTTGTTATCCCGCCATGCAAAAAAATTAAAAGAGAGGTCTTCTCCTATGCCTTCTTTTTTGACTATCAAGCCCTTGGCCAACTGCGAGGCGGTGAGTGTCAAGGCAATCTTTGAAAAAGGGTCTAGGTAGTCGTCCATGAAAGAACATTACATTAGTTGCACCAAATACGGCGAATAATGATTTAACGTATTTGGTATGAGCACAAACAAAAAACAAACAGCGAAAAAGAAGTCGTCGACCTCATCAAAAAAGGCCGCCCCCAAGAAGAAGAAATCCATTCCCAAAGTGGACAAAATCGAGATTGACGTACCCGACGTTGAGGAAGTGAAAGTCCTTGTTGCGGACACGTGGAAGCAAATTCAGGCCGACGACTTCAAGTTAACGAAGAAAACCCAACAGGGTCTCGTCTCCAAAATTAAGTCGTGGTTTAAAGTAAGTTGAAGAAAAAGTCCAAAAACCCGCGCAGTTCACTGACCGCAAATCTCCTCGGCGACAAAGCGTCACGTCGCATGACTGACGATAAGGCCGAGGAGTTAATCCGCGCGGTCACGGTGAACCGAAATTCAATTCGGCGTTTGAATTAGTCAATAACTTCTGGGAATGTCTCCCAAGTTGTGCCCGAAGGCCTGACAACACTTACTTTTTCATTCGACATCCACTTATTGAATGAGGAAATGAAGATTGCGATATTGGTTTTGCTTGCACTTCGCGACCAGGAGCCTCGTTGACGAGTAATCCAATTACGAAGGGCGAGTGGTGAGTCCCCTGGCTTGAGACCGACACCATCAATAACAAGGTTGACGAACTCTTCAACTTTGGCAGCGCCGTGTTTTTGGGCTGCTAGTGCGATGAACACTCCCCATGCTGTACGAATTCCGCCAACTGCCAATTCTGTCTTGCGAGCCAAGTTGAGCGCCCAATTCATCATTTCGCCATTGTTTTGGACGTAGTCCACAACATCTTGACGCTGAACCAAGGCAAATGCATTTGTGTCGTAGATATTGAGACCCGCATCAATTGCGATGAGGGCTTTAACGATTGGGGAAGTATGTGTCGCATTGATACCCAAGCCAGAGAAAGCCAAAGCATCGTTCACCGAGCGACCCAAACCTGAGTCAATGACCGTGAACACTTCATCCTCGACACCGCGGAGAATCAATAATTGACACGACTCTCCAGAAGCGACAATCGCATTGAGGCGATGCTGTCCGTTAAGGAGTTGACCAGTTTTTGAAATGGTGATTGCATCAGGGCTAATCTCCCATTGTCCGCGCTTCATGGCGTCGGCGTATTGGGCGACACGAGACTTGCGCAATTTGCGGTTGCTCGTATTGCCCTCAAGCATTTTCTTAGCAACAATTGGAGTGACTAACTCAATTGATGGGTCGATATCGGGTGGGACGGTGTGTTTGTTTTTCATGATGCCTATACGGTATAGGCGCACAACTCTAGACACAACCTCAATTGTGTGACATTCGTCACATGTCTTATGGGGAGCCGACAGTAACTTTTTTTTGGGAGTTTGAAAACGGTGTGCTTCTGTTTGCTTTCTCGGCAAACATGGTAAAAGTTGAGACTCTCATCATCCCAGCGAATTCAGGGTAATTGGCCTTGAGCCACGTTGCTGCCTCGTTCATGGACATGTCTCTGGCAACTTGTTGAAGTTGAAGGGTCGCCTCTTCGGAGACTTTGCGTACATGCTTTCCAAGGACAGTCCCAGAAAAGCCCGCAAGGTCATGCTTGGGGCTTCCGCTTCTAAATCTATGGCGCTCCACAACCGACTACTTTCCTGTACTTTTGGTCATAATTTCCTCAACAATAATACCTGCGTATTTTTTGCGCAGCCTCCATATTTTGGAATTCAACTCCATCATGGAATCTGTATTCCTGGCTTTTTCGCAAATAGATGAGTCGTAAACGCCGTATTTCTTAAACAGAATGTCGTCAAAATCTGAGTTTTCAATAAGGATATCCGAAATCCAGTTTGCTTTTCCGTCAATTTTCAACATCAATCCACAAAGGCCCTCATAGCCGAAGTCGTTAAAAACTTTATTGACGACCAACTCACAAAAATTTTCTCTAAAAAGAGATTCGGCGTGGCGACCTTCGTGCATAAACTCGGCCAAATAACTAAGCAATTCGTCTTTACCCAAGTCGCCGTCATCGTTCTGTGGATTTTCCTGTTGTTCGTCTGACATGAAGACCGACTACCAATCTGGGGAAGGCAATGACCCCCACAGATATTATCTCATTTTTGCAACTCACGCCAGTGACAGGATTAATCGCTCTGTTTCTTTTTTTGTTTTGGTAACCCATGAGTAAATGCTCATTGAAGCATTGGCCTTGTCCATCGCATTGCCGTCTCGGTAGTGGTCAAGATATTCACCAATAGTGTTGTACATCGACCATCCGTTTTCTCCGTAACCACCTGCGTTATTGGAATTTACATAAATCCCCTTAACGAGAGACCAAATTTCCTCACGATTATTTTTCTGACGTTCCGTTTCATCACTTTTGACAGGGAATGTTTTTTGAATAACTTTATCGATTTTCATCGGAGTCATTGAAATTGCAAGAAGACTATTGGCTGTTTCAGTAAAGGCCTTAGACCAAGCGACGGACATACCCAAAATCGTACGAGCCTCTTCCATTGCGATATCCGCATTCCTTGTATGGCGAGCGGTAAAAACACTTTGGGCAGAAGAAAGCCCTGCCATCACGGTGTTCTTGCATACTGCCCTAATGCTTGTGTTGGCAAATGTAATTGGGGTTTTACCATTGTGCCCATTACGCACAAGAAGGTAGCGCTGAATTTTATCTTTGACGCCCAATGGGTCGATAACCAATGAACCAAGGTCAATACAGGCAAAAAATTCTCGCCCTTCATCCAGAACACCACATGTGTCGACCACCGCGTCGCCGTCGGTGGCGCCGACCACATCTATTGCCCTATCCATTACTTCCCTGTTTTGCTGGATAGCGAATCTGGTACCAACGGTGGATAAGCCATCAAAACTTCCATCTTGATTAACCCTAAGGGTTGCTCGCGAATCCGTAATTCTGACGATTGTCCCATCTGGGTTTCGCAAAATTTCTCCGTTTGCGTCTACCGCGGCAACTTCAGCAAGAACTACATCAAAGTCCGCTTCGGCTGCTGCCAACATTGACGCCGCAGTTTGTAGGCCCTTCATAGGTACCCCAAGCCTGTGCCATGGAATTTCTCTATCGGCATAAGCCATTTTCGCTTTGCCAAGTTTGCTCATTTCGATGTTGTGTGCCATGCCACCACTATATCGGATAAATCTATTAGCGACAACTCGATTCAGTTGACCTTCTTTGGGTTCGATAATTTGTATTACATTAATGGAATACCCCCAAGGACCGCTTTTCTGGTAAAATTGAGGTAGTCTCCCTAGGAGCAATCGCGCGCGGTTTTACTAAACACCGCCCTGGACACACAACCCAAAACACAGGAGAAACACGTTGAACGCATTTTTTGGATGGAGTTTATCTATCGTTCTTTTTACCCTTGGTATGAATATGCCGACCAAGGCGAGTGCCCCAGGAATAACCAGTGCCGAGGCGGCTGTTGGCGTAATTATTGAAACCGCAGTTGCCCCAGAAACAACCCTGCCCCAACCAACACCGACTACATTCTCGCACGGCGACATTGCCTGGCTCCCCGAGTTGGCAACGGAGGCAGGTTGGCCCACAGAAACGCATGAAAGACTTGGGGAAATCATTCTCCGTGAATCGGGCGGGTGCCCAAACCGACGTGGCGGTGATGTCGTGGATGGGGACTGCAATATCACCCACGTCTCCGAGTGGAACCATCGCTCAGATACGGGCCTTCTACAGATAAATGGGGTCAACTACAACCCAAAGCGCAACAAGTTTGCCCTCGCTTGTACGCAGTTGCAGATATGCACCCAGAAACCCCTACTTGACCCACTGAACAACCTCAAGGTCGGATACCTGCTGTACGAGGCTGCTGGGTGGGGTCCCTGGGACCCCTGCACATGGGGAAAAGAATGGACTCATCGCTGCGCTAAAAGCAACCCCTAACTCACACCAACGGCTACAATAGCCGAGTGACAAAAGACAACATTAGAGGAAAAATCCTCTCCGAAACAGAAGCCATCATCAATGGCAAACGGAACGCAGATTATGGCGACCCACTTACCGATTTCACCACCACCGCTACATTTTGGCAAAACTATTTACGCCGAATCAGCGAACGGCGAGGCAAATTAGAAATATTGCCGCACGACGTTGCCGCAATGATGATGATGCTGAAACTTGCGCGGTTGACTTGGACACCAAATGAAAAAGACCATTGGAAAGATGCCATAGGTTATGCGGCACTTGGCTGGGAATGCCAAGAAAGGGAGACACAAAATGACCAATAGGGACACCTACGACATCGAGGAGGCCGAACGGATGGAGAGGGAAGAAGCAGTGGATTTAACTAACAATAATATTCAGATTTCGTCAGTCATGGCCATGATGCAACATTCCGAACCAGAACTTTTTGGCAGGGGAACAGCAAAATTGATGACAGTAAAAACCAATGAACATTCAGACATGACCCTCATAGCCAAGGGGTTGATGTTTGAATGGGCCAAATGGCACGCAGACCTACAAATTCAATTTTGGAATGAATTTTCTAAATAGGAGCCGAGGAATTTTCTAAATAGGAGCCAAGTTGTGAATGACAAGGTGGAACTGGAATGACAACCGAACATCGTCAAGCACCACGGAGAAAAGTTTTAGAAATATTTAGAATGGGGAAATGGGGAAGTGTTGTTTACGAACATCGCCTTGAATGTGGTCATACCGAAAGGCGTTCGAGGGCCGCGTCGTCGGAGTCATTGGCTTGTGCATGGTGTTGGCGTTCTCAATTAAAGGAATTAGAAATTAATGCGCTTAGGTCACCTGCAAAAATAATAGAAAAAGACCCCAACGATACAGAAATCGGAATAGCAAGAGTTAAAGCAAAATTATCCCATGCTCTTGGCGTAAGTTTAGAGCAAGTGGAAGTATCGGTAATTGATAAATTCGGAGAGCAAAAAATAACTGGCGCTGTTTTGTTTTTGTCGCAAGAAGATGTGATTAGAATAACTGACCAACACTGACTGAAAGGGATGTATGTCTACAAGCAAATCACACCGCAAGGAATTTGAAGAAGATGAAAAAACACTGATAATTCAGTTGCGAGATGAAGGAAAATCAGTCGATACTGTTGCTGCAATTTTGATGGTCGGCAAAGAACGGGTTCGCAGATTTTGCAAAGAAAACAACCTTGGCGTCTACCAAAATAAGAAGAATCCCCGATGCAATATCGCCAATACTCAGAAGACGATTGACTTTGACAAGTATCCAGATTTTACAAAATCGGCGTGCAGACAGATGGACACGGCATTATTTTTTCCTGGTGCCCCACCTCAGGGCCGAATAGCAAGGCAAAAGTACGAACAACAGATTAAGGCAATCACAACAGTTTGCCAAGATTGCCAGATTCAAGAAGAGTGCCTAAATTACGCCCTCGAAACCGAACCGTACGGGATTTGGGGCGGTGCAACAGAAATTGAACGCGAATACTTAAGAGCAAAACTTAAAATTGAATGTCAACGTGAAATCACGCTCACGCGCGTTGCCAGGAAAGCCCGCCTCGGATTTATGTCCCCCGCTTTGGCCCCAACATACGATGCCCAATTCGGTTCATCAGTGGTAGTTAAAAGGCGCTTAGCAAAAAGTGTCTGACGTTTCCGTTTCGCCCCAACTTCAAAACATTTTGGACCGCCTGCAAGGTGTGGTTCGTGTTTCGGGTGGGTTCCAAGCGAAATGTCCTTGCCGTAGCGACGACGAAAACCCATCGTTTTCGGTATCCGAGGGAGACGGTGGGAAGGTGGTCGTTTACTGTCATGCGGGGAGATGCGACACGAATCAAGCATGCACCGCAATGGGGATAAGCATGGCCGATTTATACCCAGTTAAACAATCGAAAAAAATGGAATTAGTTGCCAAGTATCCCTATCTGGATGAAAATGGAACTTTGCTTTTTGAAAAACTTCGTTACGTTGATTCATCAACTGGGAAGAAAGAGTTTCGGCAACGTAAACCTGACGGAAGAGGCGGATACGAATACAAATTGGGAGATACGCCAAGAGTTTTATACAATCTCCCAAAAGTTTTAAAAGCAAAAAAAGAAGGCACACCAATCTGGGTAGTAGAAGGAGAAAAGGATGTTGAGACTCTCGTCAAAATGGGTATATGTGCGACCACTATGCCCAATGGGGCTGGTACATGGTTGCCCATCCATACCCAAGCCATCGCTGGTGCGATTGTGGAAATCATCGCCGACAAAGACGATGCGGGAATCAAACACGCAAGAGACGTATATGAAGAACTGATTGACGCTGGATGTGATGTTCAAATTTGGACATGCTCAAAGGGCAAGGACATCACTGACCACGTTAAATCTGGTGGTTCACTTGAACAACTTGAACAACTTGATTTGACCTCAACACACACGGAACAAGAAGCACCAAGTCAGGTAATTGTCGCCAGTGATTCACACGAGGGGCGCGCGATAGGGGAAATTTACGACATTTTTGACCGAAGTGACATGTCAGAGAGTCAAAAGTTGTCGCGCGCTCAATCAATTATTTCACGTACATCCACGACAAAAATTGTCGATACAGGGCGGCTCGTAACTTGGTCAGACTTTGTAAAAGAGACGGATGACGATTCATATGACTGGGTTATCCCTGGCCTTCTTGAGCGAAATGAACGAGTCATTGTGGTCGCCGCAGAGGGTGTTGGCAAGCGTGCTGCAATAGATAGTGTGATACCTACTCCTTCTGGTTGGACTACTCTTGGCGACATTTCTATTGGGGATAAAGTATTTGACCGTTTCGGCAACGTGGTCAACGTCACTTATGTCAGTCCTGTAGAACCAAACCCAGACGCATACCGTGTCACTTTTTCTGATGGCAACTTTATTGATGCTGATGCCGAGCACCAGTGGTATACGGAGACCTTAAACGAACGTAAAAAACGCAAGGTTGGCGGTGTTCGTACAACGGTAGAAATCCGAGACACACTCATCTCTGGTAGGCAGACAAAAGCACTCAATCACGCCATCCCAACAACCAAGCCTCTGAATCTCCCAGAAGTAAAACTACCCGTTCCTCCATACACGCTTGGAGCATGGCTGGGTGACGGAACCACTATTGATGGGTCTATCTGTTCTGAGGATGATGAAATCCTTGAAGCAATCCGCAATGACGGATATGTTATTCGCAAGCGCGAGTCAACCACAAACATATATGGAATACTCGGGTTACAGGTTCAACTAAAAGAACATGGGCTATACGGCAACAAATACATTCCTGTCATCTATTCACGAGCATCTTACGAACAGCGACTCGCACTTATCCAAGGTTTAATGGATACTGATGGCCATGTTCGTAACGATGGGCTGTGTGAGTTCTCGGTAAATCTTAAAGTATTAGCCGAAGGGTTCTTGGACCTAATACAAACACTCGGCATCAAAGCGACAATGCATGAAAGCGATTCCAAACTCTACGGCAGAGTAACTGGCACGAGGTACAGGATTTCTTTTAAGACCGACCTTCCAGTTTGTAGACTGAAACGCAAAGAAGTGCGACTCCATAAGAAACTAAAGACTCCACGCTCCCTGTATCGTTACATAGTCTCAATAGAACCGATAACTCCAGTTCCAATGAGGTGTATTTCTGTTGACGGACCAGACAATACCTATCTGATTGGTGATGCTTACATTCCTACACATAACACAATGTTGGCCAGGCAGGTGGCCATTTGCGTAGGTATGGGAATCCACCCATTTACGTACCAGCCGATACGCCCGCAAACGACGCTGTCGGTAGATTTGGAAAACCCAGAAAGAATTATTCGACGCACCTCTCGTTCAATATATGCAGCGGCCCATGCGGTTTCCAAAAATGACAATCCACAGGCTCATCTATTGATAAAACCCCAAGGCTTAAATCTTCTTCGGGTTGAAGACCGTGCAGTTCTTGAGGAAATGATTGAGAAAACACAGCCAGCAATCCTTGTCATGGGCCCCTTGTACAAGTCCTTCATCGACCCAGGCGGACGCACCAGCGAAGCCGTTGCCATTGAGGTCGCGAGATACCTCGATGTCATCCGTGATGTTTACCAATGCGCCATGTGGCTTGAGCACCATGCACCATTGGGGACGTCGATGACCACGCGAGAATTGCGTCCTTTTGGTTCCGCCGTGTGGTCAAGGTGGCCAGAGTTCGGCGTTTCTTTACAGCCAGACCAAACTGGCATGGCATGGCATTACGACGTCAGACATTTCAGAGGTGCTCGTGACGAGCGTCAGTGGCCAACTAGAATTAAGAGGGGGAAAAGATTCCCATTCGAGGTGGTCGATTGGCCAGCCTCAATTAAGGCGCCCCTATGAGCAATACTCCAATGACAAGAGAATTCCTTGCAGAAAGGGACTCTCGAATTTTCAAGATGCGCCAAGCGGGTGTGGCAATCTCGGAAATTTCAAAAAGATTTAATGTTTCTACCAAAATTGTCGGGTTAGCCGTATCTCGCCAATTAGAGAAACTCAACAAAGAAAATTCTCTTGCCTACCCTGAAGTTTTGCGAATGGAATTGGAGCGTTTGGACGCCATGCAGGCTGCTCTTTGGCCTTTAACGCAACACCGTAAGGTGACTTTGGATGATGGGACTGAGGTTTCGGTTGAACCAGACATGAAGGCGGTACAACAGGTTTTAGCAATAATGGATAGACGCTCAAAATTACTGGGGATGGAACAGACAAACGTCAACATCCACGCCGACGTATTACAGGGTACTCAACAACCAATTAGGGCGACTCTGGCTGGCCAAGAAGGAATGCCCAAGGAAATAAACAAATTTGACCCAGAGAGTGAAGCAAGGAAGTTGCTAGAACTGATGGCCATTTCGGGGGTCTTGCCCAGAGAAACTGTCGACCAGATGCTTGGACTACCGCCTATTATCGATGCTGAGGTGATTACAGATGAACCAAGACAACTTGAAAGCGGCGATGGACAAAGTGACGGAGACACTGACTCCGACGGTATCGACAATTAGCAAAGAGGACAAGGGCCCTGCGGACAAGCAGGTTTTGATTCGCACCACCGAACCAGAGCGCGATAGATGGAAAAAAGCCGCAGAAAAAGAAGGCATTCCCCTGTCTCAATTTATCCGCGACCTACTCAACAAACGAGCGACGGAATTGCTGGAATGCGCGCATCCAGTAAATGAGAGAAGATATTACCCGTGGGCTGAGTTTTGCTTAAAGTGCAATACTAGATTGAGATAATGGCACTCATAATCCCGTCCGTGTTCGAATATGCATTAACGCCCGAAGAAGAAGCAACAGTCGCACAAGTTGGCTATGAACGCCAAAAGCCGATGTTCGCACAGCCCGAGCGCAATCGGAACTACTACGAGGGGGAAATCTGGGAGATGTGGCAACATGCCGTATGTGCTGGCGCTGAACTTGCTTTTGCTCGAATGTGTGGACTGCATGACTTTGTCCCACATGTCAACAAATTTAAAACAGTTAAAGACGTCGTCGGGTGGGAGGTCAGGTATTCTTTTGGCAACAACATGATGCGGTGTTCTGATTGGGATTCCCAAGATGATATTTACGTCCTTTTGACCGAGGGATTACGCCACAAGACCAAGCGCACTAAGGACAATGGGTGGTTGGGGGTTCCTTTTAGGGCTGTTTCATGGGCCTACGGACATGAGATTGCTCAGGGAGAAAGACTTGGAAATTCCTGGAGACTTCACAAAAACAAGGCCCACAAGATGCAAGAATTAGCGACACACTTCAATTAAGTTTGCATAAATCTAACCAGAGACGGAGTTTGATGTGAATATTATTGACAGCCACGAAGTATCAATAGACGCTTTATCGGGCAACAAAGATGTTTGGTCATGTAAATGGTCGGGCAGTGACACGGTGCAAATATTTAGGGGCGACTTCATCAACAACAGGATTCTCTACAATTACCTGTTCACATTGGACTGCGACCAGTCCATGACCATTGAAACGTTTTGCGAATGGGCGGCTGAATTGCTGCAAGAACTCATTAAAAGAGATTATGAAATATATGAAAAAGAAATCATCAAATAGTGAATACCTCGCCCATGAAAAACCCATTTACAGATTCATACGTGTCTGGTTACATGTTATTCCAAAACCTGTTCAATCATGAGGGCATACCCGCAACTCCGATTTATGCAAATTTCGAGACTTCAGGGATGCTTCCCCAGACGGACATCTTGAAAGCAAAGGCCTCGATGTTTGGCCAGATGATTGGTTACATTCAGGAACAAAATGGTTTGACAATCCATAATCTGGTCCCAAACAAAAATACCGAATATCAGCAGATTTCGTCTTCGTCCAAGGCGCAACTGGAACTCCATACTGAATTGGCTTTCCATCCCTACAAGCCAGATTACGTGCTCTTGATGTGCTTGCGCGGTGACATTGAAGCCAAAACTACTGTGGCGACGCTTAGTGACATCATGCGAAATGTGGATGCGGCTACGGAAAAGGTATTGCGGCAACCACTTTTCATTACGTCTTTGGACGTTTCTTTTCAGAATGAGGGACAGGCGGACACATTGATAACTACAGCAATACTTGTGGATAATTCAATCGTGTACGACGGAACCCTGATGACTGGAACAACCCCAGAAGCAAAACATGCAATGGAACATCTAAATTATGCAATCAATTTGGCAACTCGCAAGATTGCACTCATGACTGGAGACTTGCTTATCATCGACAACAGCACATGCATCCATGGCCGTGCACCGTTTGTGCCGAGATACGACGGAACTGACCGATGGATACAGCGAGCATTGGTGCGAAAAGTATTGCCAGCACAAGAACACAGGAATGGCAACATCATCACCACCAAGTTGTAGATGTTGGATAAATCTAACCAGAGTTGGAGCCATCACAAAATTTGTCTCGCGTGCGGCCGCGGCTGGCGGCACTGTCGGGAAAGTCCCGATAAAAAACAAACACATGTTCGCACTACACAAATGAGTCATCCCCACCTTACCCACACCCCATCCCCACCCCCTGTGGACAACACGGCTATCCACAGCCTGTGGACAACACGGTTATCCCCATGGTTATCCACATGGTGTGTACAACCGATGTCTATTAGCATCCCATGCGAACAAGCCGTAATGGTAGGGACGGGTACGCATGAGTCAAGCGCAGTCTCCAGTCGCATGAAGCATCACTCAAACACGCCGTCAGCAACGCCCCTAGGAGGATGACCCAAGCAACACAGCGCCGTCTTTCGTCGCCTGACGAACCACGAACACACTCAACAGTATGACGCATCGCTGTCGCCTGACGCAAGGGACTGTGTCGTGTGAAGGTACTGACCCAGCGTCATAGCGTTGGCGTTTGTATCAGCACACATCGCATGACCCATCGCATGACGCATCGCATGAGACGCATCCCTTCATCGCATGAGACGCATCGCATCCCTTCATCGCATGACGCATCGCATGACGCATCGCTCATGGCCTAGGAGAATCGCCATTGCCACGGGTGGCTTACGGGCATCCCTTTACACGGCTCCGTGTACACCATGATTCTTGCGTAATCGATTACACCCACTACGCGACCAGCCATGTGAGATAATCTATGTGTCGTCA